CGAAATGCCATCTCCGCAGTCCTTGAAACGCTCCGTAGTCCAACAGCCACCGTCGCGCAAAAGTACGAATCCGCCATGTCCATCATCGACCGCTGCTCGTTCGACAAATCCCAGATGCTCCTCGCAATCTCTTATAAATTCATTTTCTGATACTCTTGATCGTAGCAAGATGGAGTATGGCCCACCATACTCCATCTTGCTATAATAATTGAAATCACTTTCTCAGCACAATCCCATGATAATACCCAGCCATTTTTTCTTCCGGCCCTCCGGCGTCCTTGTCCATGAGAAACGCTTTTGCCAGATCTGCATAGAACTCCGGTCGGTCTAGGCCATACTTTGCAGCTACACCGTAGTAGTCCGAGTACATCATGTTCATTGCCGCCCACCAGGTGTAAGGCTTCACATTGACGCCTGTGATATTGGCCACGGCGTCCGTCTGCTCCATTGTCCAGTGCGCGCCGGTCGTGCCGTCCTCATTTTCCATCTTTGCAGTCCAGCGCTTGGCGTCAGTTGCCGAGAGTTCCTCGGAAGTTCCGTGTCCGTCTATCTCTCGCAGCTTGCAGCACAGCTCAGCAAGTGCCGTTGCCTGTGCCACTGTGTTCATGTTGACCGGGCAGTGCTCCATCTCGTGGAGCGCGTCATGGAGCTTCTGCCGATAGCTTTGCAGTCCCATTGTCCACCTCCTACGCCGTCGGCGACGTGCCGTTGATGCTGTCCAGATCGTTGTTCGGCGTGCAGCACGGCTTCCCCAACAGGCGGAACACACCGCCTGTTGGCGTGGTCTCCACCACAGCGGAATACCGTGTCCGTGTCCGCAGGCCGCAGGCCGTCAGCTGCTTGCAGTTGCAGCGCGTCAGCGGATATTGCACGGTTCCAGTGCCGATAGTCACGACGACCGGCGCCCCGATGATGGCCGTTGTCGGGATCTTCTGCGCGATCACGATGCAGTATTTCTCGCCGTTGTTATAGCTTCCCGCCGGGAGGTTGACCGTCAGTACACCGCTCGCGTATGTCACATCGGTGGAAATCACAAGATGCGGGCAGAGTTTGCAGATCGGTTTACAATCCATAATCATTTCTCCTTTCATAGTCCAAGAGGGCGGTTTCCCGCCCTCCGATTTCTCACGGTCAAGCCGGAATCACATGCAGCCGCAGCCGCTGTTGCCGTTGCAGAACGGAGACGGCCCCGCGTTGTAGGAGTAGCCGGTCGGATACCGCACAACGCCGTTGAGCTGTTCCTTGATATAGAGCTGGTTGTTTGCCTGCTCCAGCTGCGAGATGCGCTCTTCCAGACGGCCTTTTTCGAGGGCTGCGAACTTGGCGTCAATGTTCGCGTTCACGCCGTCGATGGCTCGCTGCGTTGTGCAGCAGCACTCCGCAAGCTGACGCTGGATGTCATTGCCGGTCTGCATCACGGTCATGTTGGTGCCGTTCTGCGCGAGGGCGACCTCCTTGCCGAGCTGGCCGATGTTGCCCTGTACATCATAGCCGAGGTTACAAATGCCGTTGCCGATGTTCGTGAGCCGGTCGTTGATCTGCCCGAACTGCTGCCCGAACAGGATCTCTTGCTGGCTGGCTGCCGTGGCGTACTGGCCGAAGTCGCTCTGGCGGTTCATGCCCCAGCCGCCGCCCATGAAGACGAACAGGAACAGGATGATGATCCACCACGCGCCGCCACCCCAGCCGTCACCATCAGAGCCAGTAACGGCCTTGATGTCGGCAGGACTCATGTTTTCCATCATTGTCATATCTCCCTTCGTAATTTTTTATCATAAACCGTTGCGCACCCGGCTTATTTCAGAAATTGAGCAAACGCCTGTGCCTGCTGCTGGAGCTGCTCGAATTGCTGCTGGCTCATCCGTCCGCTCTGCAAAAGCTCCTGCACCCGTTGCTTCGCGCCCTCCGGCGTGATGGAGCGGCGGAATTTGTTGAACTCTTGCAGCATTGCAAGCGGGTTACTCGGCCGTTGCGGGCTCTGGCTTCCGCTTGGACTTTGGGTCAGCATCTTGTTTAGTAACGGATTCACGGATCAACGCCTCCAATCTGTTCAATCGTTCTTCAAGCTCGTTCGCATCCAGCGGTTTAGGCCGTTGCAGCGGGCGAAGCTCATACGCCGCCACGCTGGGGAATCCGCCGCCGTCCGTTGTTTTCATGTAGACCACTGGCTGTTCCTGATCGAGCAGCAGGATCGAACTGTTCGGCCCCATGCGGAACGCATCCGCGCCGCCCCAGCCATTTACCTGAGTGATGCTCATGCGCTGCGCGCTCATCTGGCCGAAATCATACATCATATCACCTCCGCTTTCTGATTCCAGTATGACAGTTTTCCGGATTCCTTGGGACGCATGAATGACGCATTTCTGACGCAAATAAAACCGCCCCGACAGGATCACTCCTGCCGGGGCGTTTGTTTTGCTCAATATCTAGTGTGCATCATTTAGTTTTTATCATCTGCAGCTTCGCTGCCGTGTGCCGCGCTCGTGCGTAGATCTGCGGCAGTCTGCGGGTGATCGTGCTCCGCGCCATGTCCAGCTCCACCGCGACGTCAATCTGCGGTGTCTTGTCCATGACATAGCGCCGGACGATCTCCGCGTCCTGCTCACTGTAGCCTGCCTGTGCTATGATCTGCTCCCACTCGCCTTGCAGCAGGCCGGTCAAATCGTCCGGAATCCGCACCCTCGCGCTGATCATCACCACCTCCAATCCGGGTGGCGCGGCACACGGGGCTCTACTGCTTATGATTCAGGATCGGGACATTGCCCTTGTTGGACACGTCCAGATCGAGCGCCTTTGCGATGTCGCGGATCTTGATGTAGTTCGTACCGTCCTTCAAAATCCGTTCGACCTCGATCTCCTTGCCGTCGACGATCATCTTTGCTTTCGTGACCACTTCGTCCACCTCCTCCAAGAGCTTCTTAAAGTCCGCCCATTTCTTTTCGTCAATCAGCGGCAGCGGACACAGCTTCATCGAAATGTCATAGTGCCGGATCGCGGCCTGCACGTTCGGCAGCTGCTTCAGCAGCATCTGATAGAGCCGTGCAGCGTTGCGCATCGTCGCCTCCGGGATGTAGTACTTTCCAGAAGCGTCCGTGTGGCTCACCATCTCGATACTGACGGTGTTGTAGTTGCCGTACACCTTGCCGAATTTGCCGCTCCTGCCGTCACCAACCGCCCACGCCACCACGTCCAGCGGCACACACTGGTAAACGGTATCGCCCTCGTCGACCACGAAATGTGCCGAAGCAGCGCGTCCATCGCTGCCGTTTGCAAAATACCGCGCGTTCCCGAGCGCCGTTGCATGCTGGCCAGTGTTTGCCGTGTAGTGGAACACAATGGCCCGGATAGCCGAGAGCGTACGCCGGCCGCCCACTCTCGTTGCCCGGATGGTATCGTTAATTTTCAGTGCCATCGCCGTCACCCTTCGCATCCATCGCGTCCTGCGCCTTCTGGCTCTGCGTCCCGAAATAGAACGTGATGACCATCAGGAAGATTGTCAGGAAATCCTTGCCCGTGATGTCGCCCCGGAGCGCCAGCACCGTGAACACCACCGTCAGCAGCAGCGTCACCAGCGACTTCACGCTCAGCAGATTCGACAGCCGTTTCATAATTTTGTCCATGTTATGTACTCCCTTCGTCGTCCGATTTTTTTGCAAATACTCTCTTTGCAAGGAGCATCAGCAGCTCCCCGCCAAACGCCGCTACGGCGAAGGTCAGGATGTCGGAAAGGTCTATGTCCCTGTCCATCACCAGTGCTGCGGTTTTGACCATCGCCGCCCAGAGCAGGACGCCAAACAGCACCCAGATGCAGAAATACACCAGCTGCCGTGCCATCTTCCCCTTCGTCAGGCGGCTTTTCCGGATGCGCCTCATACAATCCCCGCATGAGCCAGCGCAAAGCCGACCAGCGCCCCCACAATGGCCGTGAGGACTGCCTTGACCAGCGCCTCCCATTTCCCGCCAGGAATGGCCTTGAGGCTCTTCACATCATCCTTGATCTCGCTGACATTTGCCTCGATCGTCTCCTGCTTCGTCGCCAGCACCTCTACCGAGGTCGCCAGCTGATGCAGGGCCCGGTTGTCCTCCTCTAAGTCGTTGATGCGGTGCGTGTTGCTCTTGGATCGCTGGTCGATCTCCACGATCTTTGCCTGAATCCCATCGTCCATCTCATGTCTCCTTTACTTCCGTAAAATACAATCCCACCAGCTCATGAGGCAGGAACTGAAGCGTCACCTTGCCGCCCGGCTGCTCGCCCGTCCGTTCGCAGCGGTAGAGCTTGCCGTCCTCCGGGTCTGTGTAGTAAAGTCCGTAGGTGTACTCCATGCCTTTTGCGGCGGGGATGGGGTCGTCCTGTGTGCCCGCGTGGGTCTCGTCGATGATGGTAAACAGCGCCGGGACTTTGTCCGGCTCCCAGCCCTCCTGTGTCGTGTGGGCCTGTGTCACGCGATAGAGCCTGTCTGCATAGGTCAGCCGGTCGTTGACCTCCACGGCCATTCCTGCCGCCCAGCGGTCATACAGCTCCTTTGCCTTCACGGCGTCCGCATCCGTCAGACTGGCTGAAGCCTTGACGATATAGGGCCGTAGTGCTCTGGCCCTTTCTGTGTAGGTCATTATTATTCCGCCTCCCCAAGTAAAATTTTCGCCGCCAGTTCCGCGTCGGCTTTCTCCGCTCGTAGCGTTTCCGTCTCTGTCGGCTTGCCCATCACGCACGTCACTGTGCCATCGCGGTTATCTGTGATGCTCCCGGCGACCGAATAATCCGAGTTGTCAAAGGTCTGCGTCTCGGTTTTCGTTTCACCCGTGGGTTGACCCTTGTCATCAAGAACTGGGTAGGTGTTGACCTGCTTAATACTCCACGCGAGGCCGTCCACAAACAACCCGACTGCTGTCTCGTGCGTCATTTCCAGCGTGATAGCCTTCGTGTCGCGCCTGTCCCATTTGGGATTCTGCAATACCCCGCTGATTTCAGCCGGGTATTCCACTTCATGAATAATAATGGATGTACTCATTTGTTCATCTCCTTTATACTCTTGTGCCGTTGGCCTCCAACCAAGTCAAAAGATCGCCTGTCGGCTCTTCATCAAATGTGATCGTCCTATACACTGGTTGACTCCAGCCAGACACATACGGCTGAATATTGTTTTTGCCATCCTCCAGAAAGTATACCAAAATCGGGTCTATTCCGGGAGACAGCTGAATCCCGCTGAAACGCCTTCCGTTAGATGTAAAACTGACTGTCGCGTTGAAATATGTATTGACAATCGTCGCATTCAGATACCATGTCAGACTCTCTGCAAACGAAATATCATATCCCGTTCCACCGACTAATGTTCGCCCTTTCTTCAAGGTATAAGCCGTTCCGCCCACAAGACATTTTCCAGCTTTCACATCATACCCTGTCCCATCAATCAGGGTCTTGTTTGCGCCCTTGATCTCCGGCCCCGCTGTAAACGTCCCGGAACCGGCATTCTGATAAAACGTGCTGTTCACGTCATCCCAAAGGCCAATCACACCGGATGAGTTTTTACAGGGGATAAAATTGCGAACGAGCACACCGGCCTTTTTGATGGTACACCCATAAAGCTTCGCTGTGACCGCACCAGACCGCCATGTATTTCTCGCCGCACCGCAGCTGAAAAGGCCCAGTTTTACATTCGGGAGGTTTTCGTTTGACCAGTTGTGCGAAAAGACTTGCGTGTTGTTTACGTACAGCGTTTCTGTCACATTGGCGAATACGACTCGCACCTTATCACGGGTTCCGTATGCCGTTGTATTGCTCGTCAAAAACAGGCCGTAGCCAGACGTTCCGATGCCAACTTGCATATATCCGTCTGCACCGACATAACATGCAGAACTCGGCGCGGTTGGTGTCCATTCAAATGTCATCTCAAATGAATCCGATTTCTCGACTAGAAGCCCAGTGTCGATCTTCTGTGTCCCTGAACTTTGTATATATTCGAGCTGCTTATATCCACTTGGTAAACTCATACCCTCACCGCCTTAACCATATTGCCACGCAATACAGCCGTTGACACTCGGCGTTGTCTCGCTCGAAAACAGAGCTTCGCCCCGCGCCATGTACGTCGTGTAGTTGCTGTCAGACGCATTGACATTCGTCGTGCGGTTCAATTTGGTGTTCATATCGTTCGAGATATAGAGCTTGAACGCAGCCGTTTCACCCCCGCTTACACCAAGCCTAAAAGAGTCGTAGTAGATTATAAATTCAAACCAATCAGCGACTCTATCGAAGTCCGACACTGGGAACATTTTTTTGCGTCCGGCGCGGCCAGAGACGTGAATAAACACTGCCTTTCCAGCTGAATATGCGCTCAAAACATCAGCATAGGTAAACGAATATGTCAAGTCATACGTTCCGGCTTTCAAGTTGTTATAGTCAACAGAAGCACTTGCATCAAAAATAACGACCTCATTCGGGTGTACGTGATCACCCCGAGCATAGGCGCTTTCCGAACCAGCCGAAGCCGTCCCCGGCGCTTTCGGAGTGGTGGAAGAAGCACTCGGCACACCGACCAGCTCCGCTGCCGCCTGCGCGATCTCGCTCTTGTCCGCAGCGGTGAAATAATCCGTCCCCTTCACCGGCGTGTGACCGGCGGGGCCTTGCGGGCCGGTCGCGCCGGGTTCTCCCTTCGCGCCCTGTTCGCCCTTTGGCCCCTGCGGCCCCTCCGGGCCAGTCGCGCCTGCCGCGCCTGTTTCACCTTTCTCGCCTGTTTCACCTTTTGCGCCGGGGTCTCCCTGCGGCCCCTGTGCGCCCTGTGGGCCTTTGATGTTCACCGAGGCCGGGTTGTCCTTTCCTCCGTCGTTCGTCCAGCTGAGCGTCCCGTCCGCTGATACGGACGGCGTGAACGTCGTGCCCGTCGCGCCGGGCGCGCCAGCCGCGCCGGGGCTTCCGTCTTTACCCGGTTCTCCCTGTGCGCCGGTGTCTCCCTTTTCACCTTTCGCACCAGCGTCACCTTTCACGCCCTGTGGCCCTCGCAGACTGCCGGAGGAGTAGTGCGCGCCGGACGTCAAATTGACGGTCATAATGTCGTCGTCAAACGTCACATTCGCCACGCCGACGCCGGTGTCGCCCTTCGCGCCTTGCAGCGGGCCGTTGTTTTTCCAGCTCTTGCTCACGCTATCGTAGATGTAGATGTCGTAGGGTTCCGCCGTGCCGACGCCGTAGGCCATACCAGCCTCCGGGTTCGCCACCGCAGCGCTCAGTGCCGCCGCGTTCGCGTAGTAGCCGAGCACCTTAAAGCCGGAACCGGTGTCACCCTTCGGCCCCTGCGGCCCTCTCGGCCCCGTCTCACCCTGTGGGCCTGTCGCGCCTTGCGGGCCGGGCGCGCCCGTCGCGCCAGTTTCGCCCTTTTCTCCTTGCTTGCCCTGAATACCCTGAACGCCCTGCTCGCCCTGTTCGCCCCGAATTCCTTGGATGCCTTGTTCGCCCTGGTCTCCCTTGTCGCCCTTGGCTCCGCGTGATGGTTTCCCGGTATCGGTTGTCCCGAAATACCAGTTCCCATTCGCGCCGATCGTCGGCGTCATTCCGTCCGTGCCAGGGTCTCACTTGGCTCCTGTGTCGCCCTTTTCGCCTTTCTCGCCGCGCTCACCTTGCAGTCCTTGCGCTCCCTGCTCTCCTTGCGCGCCGGTCGCGCCGGTTTCGCCTTTGTCTCCTTTGTCCCCTTTTTCGCCCTTTGCGCCCGTTGCGCCAGTGTCTCCCTTGGCCCCAGTGTCGCCCTTCTCGCCTTTCGCGCCAGTGTCTCCCTTCGGCCCCTGCGGCCCCATGACGGAACCCATATCCAGCTCTTTTCCGTCCGTCAGCGTAAAGATCAGATGGCCGTCCGCCTTGCGGACTTCAATGCCCTTCACGCCGCGCGAGGTCTGCCCGCTCAATGTGACCAAAATACTGTTCGGAATTTCAACCTTCACTGTCTCACCTCATTCCACCCGGACTTTGTTGTCCCGCGCCAGCGTCGTCCGGTCTCCGTGCGAAAATTCCACGTCGTAGGTGTATCTGCCCTTCGGGAACTTCGCGCTGATCTCCGCGTCGACCACAAGCGTCACCTGATTGTTCGCGACGTTCGAAAACGTCTTGCTCCAAACCTCCGCCCGCGTGTCGTCGCGGAACGTGATCTTCACCGTGTCCGTCGCCCCAATGTCCACGGCCGCTCCGTCCTGATCGACAAGATCCGCCTGAATGACGACGCTGAATGTATCTCCGGCATACCAACACAGCACGCCGTTCGAGATTCGCGGGCTTGCGTATGCTCCCAGAATTGGAATTCCCATTTTCATCAACTCCTTTCCCTCAGTGTAACAGCTCCACCCAGCAGATTCACCCCACGCAGCACTTGACGGCTCCGCCCTCCGCGCGCTATACTGTTCTTATCTCAAACAGGAGGGCCACAATATGCTGAATGCACAAGACCGCAAGGACATTGCCGAACTCATGCACGTCATCGTCGAGAGCGAGATCACCCCGAAGTTCAATCTGCTCGTCGAAGGCCAACAGACTCTGCTTGAAACGCTCGCCCCGAAAAGCCGCGTGGAAGAGCTGGAAGAAGAGGTCGATTTTCTGAAATCCATTATCAAGCTGCACAGCGAGCAGATCGCTGAACTAAAAAAAGCCCAGTAAAAGTTTGATAAAAAACCGGAGCGGTCATCCCGCCCCGGTCTTTTGTTACTTGTACGGATTGTTTTCTTCCTTCCAGTCCTTGTTGCAGCTTCGCCAGATGGCCGCTTTCTCTGCCTTCGGAATGTCCAACTGATCGAGCGCCGCGTTCACCCGCTCCTGCGACACGCTCTGCGTCCCGTATGCGCCGAAGTACGCCTTTCGGAACGCGACATAGTCCGAATGGGAAACGCCCTGCTCTTCCAGTGCATCCATCTTCCCGCGCTCCGTATCGTCGGCCAGCGCATTATAATAATACGCCGTCTTCCCTTCCTCCGGCAGATCGTAGGCGAACAGCATCGTGAGCTTCGCCTCCTTGCTATCCAGCTTCTTCATCGCTCCGACGAAGGTATAGCTGTCCCGCTGATCCGCTCCGGCTGCTGTCATCTCCTGATAGGCCGCCGTCTCCTTCGCGCTCAGATTCTTGAATCCGCTTTCAATCCATCCCTGCGCTTCCTCCGTCGCCGTCTTGCCAAAGAGCAGCGCCTGCGCCAGATTCTTCGCCATCTCGCCCGGCTTGTCATTGTAGATCGGATATTGCAGGATGTCGCGTCCCTCGTTGTCCGCCTTGTAGCTGCCGCCCTGCATGACGGCCTGCGCGCCCTGTGCCATCTTCTTGATCTGCCCGCCGCCGAATGGCAGCGCCAGATAGGCCGCCGGGTTTGCCAGCTCGTTCACCACCGTCTGCACTTTCTTCTTCGGGGCAATGTCCTCGTTGCTGGCAAGCAATGCCTTTTCGATGTTTCCGATGTTCGGAATGGCCGACGAAACCGCAATGCGTCCGCTGTCGATCTCCAATCCCCACTTCTCATCCAGTCCAAGCACCGTGAGCATCTGCGTCCCCGGCAGTTCGCTGACGAGGTTTCCGCCGAGATTTTTGATCGCCTGATATGTCCCCGGCTTCTCCTTCGTGAACTCCCACCGGCCCGAGAGCGCCGACTGCACCGTGTTCGGCAGCTGATACCCTGTGAAGTCACCCACGCTGTCATTGAGGATGTCCAGCGGATCGAGCGCCGCGCGTCTGCCCACGATGGCCTCATAGACCTCATTGTAGAGCCACGCGCCGATCAAAAACTTAAAGAGCGCCTTTGCCAGCTGCGCCACGCCCTTCTTCCGCTCCTGCGGGAGCATGTCCTTAAAGATCCAGCTCAGTTCGTTGTTTACCTCCAACTGGAACTGCGTAAAGAGCTTGATGATCGGATTTCGCGCCGAGTAGATCGTCGGCGTCGCGCCTTTGCTGCGGTCTGCCATGATGTTTGCCGCGAACTGGTCTGCCTCCTGCATCGCGTTCACCTCGCTCATGCCAAGCCGGAGGTTTTGCAGATACCGTGCCCGGACGACGCTTCCGGTCGTGAATCCGTCGACGGCTTCCATCAAAAATGCTGCCTTTTCCGAAACCTTGTCCATGGTCGACATCGCGAGCCGCCCATATCCGCTGCGGTTGTGGATGAAGGTTGAAGCCGCGTCCAGCCCGTCCGCCGTTTTGTAGTTTTGCAGCGTCTGCCACATCCCGTGCAGCATATCCGCCGATGACACCTGGCTCCATGCCTGCGTCAGCGGAATGAAGTTCGTCAGCGCCGAGCCGATGTTCGCCCCCACCATGTTTGCGCCCACGCGGGATTCAAAGGCTTTGCAGACGTTGTAGAATTTCCGCCCCAGCATCTTCTCCATGCCGCGGTCGAGCCGCGACTTCTTCCCGGCAAGCAGATTCGTGTACTCGTCCAGCTCCGCCACGAAGTTTGAGAGTGCAAACGGCGCGTCCTTCATCGCTTGCGCCACCCGCTCGTTTGCTTCATCCGGCGTCAGCGTCGGGTCTTGCAGGATTTTGTCGATCTGTTTCCGCACGCCCTCGTCGCTCGCGCGGTAGCGGATCTGTGTGGCCAGCGCCCTGAGCCGCTGAATATCGCCCGTGTGGTAGATGACGTCCGAAGCGACTTCAATGTACCGGTCGAAGCCTT